ATGTTCAAGCCTTGTGCAACGTCATCAACGTATTGTTTAGTTGCTGCATCGCTTGCATTGACTGGAGTTGCTAGTGCCTCAATTCTAAAATTACCAACATTGACATGTCCATTACCTGTTGGGCGTAATTCAACGTAGTTATCACCTGCTGCTGCGTAAATTGTTAGGTTACCACCTTGAGCAGTTAATGTATTGCTATACAATGCACCAAATGTGCCGTTGCCGTTAGCAGTTACATAACCAACAACGTTTACACCGACATTACTAAATGTATGAACATTTGATGATCCAGTTACACTTACTGTGACATTACCGTTTGGTGCAATTCTTACATTGCTATTACCATTAAACATTTCACTTGAACGAACATAGTTCGCATTTGCCAAGTTACCTAATACAGCGTTTGCTACTGTAATGTTACCAATAAAGTTTGCTGTGTTACCGCTCAACTCATAACTTACGTTGATAGTTGGACCCATTATTACAATGTTGCCACTAAAGTTTGCAGTATTACCTACTAGTGCTGAGTTGATAGTTAAGTTTGGAGTTACAACATTACCGCTAAAGTTTGCTGCATTACCAGACAATACTTCAACAATGGTCATGTTTGGAGTAGATACGTTATCAGACTGCATAATAGTATTGCCAACTGTTACGTTAGTCGTATTGATAATCGTATTACCTACTTCAATAGTTGTTTGTGTGATAGTTGAATTACCAACTAATACATTACCACCTATTGTAATATTATTTGTTGCAGTAATGTTATTTGCGTTGGCAATGTTACCTGTAACTGACAAATTATTTGGTAAACTTACATTGCCTGCATTATCAAGACTTGCAGTAAAACCATTGGCAGTTTGATGTACGCCGGTACTGTTAGCAATAACGTAAGATGCACTATTATAATTCAATGAAACAGTATTGCTGCTATAAATTTGAAGTGCATTGCCAGCACCACTAATATTACCTAATGATATAGCAACATTATTGATTGATGCTGTGCCGTTAGCAGTAATATTACCATTAGCATTTATATCGCCAGGGACTGTAAATGCGTTTGAAACTTTATCAAATGTAAAACCATTAGCGCCTGCAATTAATCCTGCATCTGAGAACAATACTGATGTATTTGCAGCAGTAACAGTAACATTGGCTGTAATATTACCAACAAAGTTTCCTGCTGTTACTGTGCCGCCAGCTGGGAAAGTTACGTTACCAGTAGCATCATAAACAGTACTCTTACCATTTGATGTTAATGTTAAGTTACCGCTACCTGCATTGACGTTTGGTGTTAATAATGTATTTGTAACATTAGCATTACCATTTACCGTTAATAATTGTGATGCATCATTATATGTAAAGTTTGCACTTGCACCAAAATTATTAGCGCCGTCATTGTATTGAATTTGTGTATTGCCACCTGCTGCTTCTTGTAAATCCCATGCAGCGCCGTTAGCATAATATAAATTATCTGTGAATAATCCAAAAGCTGGATTACTATTTGAAATGTATATGTTACCGTTAGCATTTATTGCCTTTGTATTTGTATTACCTAATACATTTAAATCATTTGCTACGTTTGCAAAATTTGCTGTTACTAAGTTACCAAGATTTGCGTTATCAGTAGATAAGTTACCAGCACCTTCAATAATGATATTACCAACAGTAATACCTACAGTTGAAAATACTGCTACGTTTGTTGTATAGTTAACATTAATAGTAACGTTGCCGGCACCGCCGACACCTGCAGTTACTTGGCTACCACCATTTGAAATAGTGTTTAATGTTTCAAAACTAATGTTGCCTAAACCATCAGTCAATATTACTTGACCATTAGTGCCACCAGTAATAGTTACATTACCGATTGCACCTAAATTTGATTCACCAAATACATTTAGATCATTTGCAACATTGACATAATTGGCAGTTGCTAAATTACCTAAATTGGCATTCTGTGCTGTGATATTACCACTAAAGTTACCAACATTACCATTAATCTGTTGACTTACGTTAACATAGTTAGCAGTTGCTAAGTTGCCTAAATTTGCATTAAGGGAATTGATATTGCCACTAAAGTTACCAATATTACCGTTTAAGGTACTGGTAACGTTTGCATTTCCTGTAACAGTCAATGTGCTTGTTGTGTCATTGTATGTAAAGTTTGCATTACCAACAAGATATGAACCACCATTAGCATATACTACTTGCTGCATTAACAATGATGTTAGCTGTTCTTGGTTAGTTTTTAGTGTATTAGTGACATTAACATTATTAGCATTACCGATATTGCCTTGAACCACTAAGTCATTACTGAAATTTCCATAATTAGCAGTAACTAAATTGCCGAGATTAGCATTAGCAGCAGTTAAGTTACCTGTAGCATCAAGTGTTCCTGTTACATTGGCTCCTGTCGCTGTAACAACAAATACGTTTGCTACTCCATTAACGGAAGTATTAACATTGCCATTGGGCGTTGGGATACTGACATTACTTGTACCATTTAAAATGCGTGAAGTATCAGCAGTAGTCCATGTTAAATTACCAAAACCATCAGTTTGCAAATATTGATTTGCACTACCTCCGGTGATAATTACGTTTCCTACAGGACCAAGATTTGATACTTTCTGTACTGTAAGGTTATTTGATATAAAATCCGCATTTGCGAGTATAACGTTGGCTGGAATTTCTCCTACTGAGAAACCGCCAACGGAATTAAGTGGTTTAAGAGCCATGTCTGCTAATCTCCGTTAATATATTATTTATCAAAAAATCATTCATCATAGCGTGTCACCATGATTTTATGTTGCATTAAGTTCGCAGTTTGCGGACTTAATTTTAACTGTATTGTTGGAGGATTTACTATATCCCCAGGATCGTAACTTACTGTAAAGTCACCGATATACCCATTGACTGGTAACGTTGAATATTCAACATAATTTACAACATTACCATATATAACTGTGCTTACCTTAACTAAATTTCTAATATTTCCTGCATTTTCTGTAGAAATTATAGTATAGTCTACCGCAGCAACACCGTCTGCATCAATACTTAAAATAGGTTGATCCGCACTATCGCTTGATGTTGTGGCAAAAAATACATTTGAATGGCTGAACTGGTAAATGCCGGCGCCCATAGTAAAACTATTAGCGATTAAATTACCTGCAATATTTACATTGTTAGTAGCGTTATTAAATGTTAAAAACGGACTTCCTGCAAATACACCGTTATTATTATACTGTATTTGAGTATTACTACCGCCGGGTGTGCCGTTACCTCCACCGCCGCCGCCGGCTGTCCAATATAGATTTGCATTACCGTCAGTAGCAAGCACATATCCATTAATACCGCCTGATATATGTATATTTGATATACTACCTAAATTGACATTACTAGATCCTGCACTATTAAAATTACCATTTACTGTAAGTGTTCCAGATCCACTTACTACTGCTGTATTACTAAAGTTGGCAGTGCCGGTTACGTTTAAGTTTGTTGTTCCTATAATACCTGTAGTGGTAATATTTCCAGCAACAAAAGTATTTGTAACACTTAGGTTACCTGTAGATGTGTTTCCTGTAACTGCTAATGAGGTTAATGTACCAACACTAGTAATGTTTGGTTGCGCTCCTGTGCGCACTGTGCCTGCTGTTTCTACAGCCAAATTTGCTACAGGAGTTGTAGAGTTTACTTGTAAAGGTGCACTACCTGTTGCTACTGTAGATACGTATGTTATTGATCTGACAATGCCATTAACGTTCGTATTTCCGTTTACATTTAAATTTGATGTTACATCATTAAATGTAAAATTAGAATTGCCGGCAAACGCACCATTACTATTGTATTGAACTTGTGTATTTGATCCACCAGGTAATGCGTTCCCTCCACCTTGATTTATCCAACTTAGATTACCTGCACCGTCTGTGCTTAAAACATAACCATTGGTCCCACCCAATATTTTAATATTTCCAACATTGCCTAAATTGCTTAATCCTACAACATTTAAAGAAGTTAAATTTCCTAAACTCGTAATATAAGGTTGTGCATTAGTAGCAACAATACCAACAAAATAATTTGCTTCAACGTAATTACCTGCGTTAACATTACCTGTAATGAATATATTACTTGCTGCACCTGATCCTGTTAGGCTACCATTAAATGTTATATTTCCATTACCACCAGCAATATTAGTATCGGCATTCAACCATCCTAAATTTCCTAAATAATTAATGTTTGGTTGATTATTTGTTTTTAAACTACCAGTCAATGTTGAGGCAATAATAGTTGTTGAGTTTATATTTGGTACAGTAAGGTTTGAAGTAATTGTAATATTATTTGCATTGACTGTATTTGAATTTACAGTGTTTGCTGTGAATACATTTGAAACAACAGCATTGCCTGTTACTAACAATACGTTAGTTGCAGAATTAAAAATTAAATTAGGGCTGGCGCCAAAATCGCCTGCGTTATTAAATTGCAGTTGTGTATTACTGCCGGCAGGAGTACCATTGCCGCCACCTCCGCCACCTGCAACCCAACTTAAGTTGCCTGTACCGTCAGTTGAAAGCACATAACCATTTGTACCACCTGTAATTTTCACATTGCCAGCTGGTCCTAAATTACTTGTGCCGTTAACAGTTAAAGAGGTCAATGTTCCTAAACTTGTTATATTTGGTTGCGCATTTACCGTTACAGTTCCTGCTAGATTTGCAGCATTTGCTAGTGTTGCATTATTTGCTAATGTTGCAAGATTGGCTGTGTTAGCGATAGTGGCACTATTGGCTACGCCATATAAGTTACCAATAAAATAATTTCCTGTAACTGTATTGCCTAATGTTGCTGTGCCTGTTACTGTTAATCCAGTCAATGTACCAAGACTTGTAATATTTGGTTGCGCTGCTAAAGTAACATTTCTTGCTAAATTTGCTAATCCAAATAAATTACCAATAAAATAATTTGCTGTAACTTGATTACCTAATGTTGTATTTCCAATGACTGTTAAACTAGTTAGATTGCCCACACTAGTAATATTAGGTTGTGCATTAGTATAAACAGTTCCTGCTACAAGAGAATTACCTACTTGACCGCTAACGTTTGCGCCGGCAACATTATTTGCTACGTTTGCAAAATTAACTTGTCCTGATACATTAGCACCTGCAACGTTATTTGCTACGTTAGCAAAGCCTACTTGTCCTACAACATTTGCACCTACCAAACCAAATAAATTATGACCGTTGCCTGCAAAGTAACTTGCAAATATCCAATTGGCGTTTGTTACGTTTGCTGATAAAGTAATATTGCTAGCGATAATATTAGTAGCAGCAACATTATTATATACAGTAGCATCTGTTACTGCTAAGTTAACACCTGTGATGCTATTTCCTGCTGCTATAGTATTTGATACAGTTAGTGTGTTATCAGTTTTATTATATGTGAATCCTGCGTCACCACCAAAAGAACCAGCATCATTAAATTGCACCTGAGTATTGGCGCCGCCTGGATTACCATTACCGCCGCCGCCATTCCCACCTGGTGCCCACGTTAAATTACCTGTGCCATCAGTTTGTAAGAAATATCCGTTAGTACCACCTAATATGATAACATTTGCCACATTTCCTAGGTTAGCACTATTACCTATTTGTAACTTGCTTACAGTCAATAAACTTGTGGCGCTATTGAATGTAAATGCTGAACTTGCGCCGAAATTGCCATTGTTATTGAATTGAACTTGTGTATTTGAACCGCTTGCTGATGCGTTAGGTACAAATGGAACGCCATTTGCCCAGTAATAAGAATTAGAATAAACTCTATTTGCTGTAACGTTGGCATTGGGAGCATTAACGTTATTAACAACGTTACCTGTTTCATCAATGACTAATTCAGGCGGTATTCCAACACTAAAACCGCCTAACGAATTAAATGGATCAACGTGTGACATCTACAGACAGGTCCTCTATTTTAATATTTATCAAATAATATTTTTCTATAGCACATAAAAAAGACCCTGTTAGAACTTTTTTCTAAATATCTATATGCTGACAAAACAAAAATCAAGACCAATTTGTAAACATTGCGGTATTGTACCTTCTAAACCTAATGGTATTAGTAAACTAGGATATAAAAAATGGCACAAATATTGCATAGATTGCAGCAAAATTCTTTATAGCGACAAACACAAGTATCTACAACACAAGCAATTAAGATGTGAATTTTGCAATTTTAAACCAGAAGATAAATGCCAACTAGATGTAATTTTTAAAGACGGTAATAAGAAAAATAAAAAAGAAAGTAATCTAAAAACGCTATGTGCTAACTGTAGCAGATTGTATCAAAAACGACTAAAGAAAGGTCGTAAGTCAGTTATGAATATGACAGTAGATGCTGATATTAGGATCGCATAAAAAAAGAAAGGGCGCATAAAGCGCCCAATCTTTTGAACAACAAATCCAACTATTATTGGAATGTTAGGTTCTGTACAGCAATCTCACCAACGTAGTCTGCTGCGTTGCCGAAGCTGCTTGCAGTGTTAGTTAATTCGATGTAACCATAACGAGTCATAAATGACACGACTGGTTCGAATGTTGATGGATCTAGTACAACGCCGCTTGACATCAATGGGATGTATGGGCAGTAGAATGCTGCTGCGTCAGTCTCGCTTGAGCCCTTATAGCCAACCAATACTGGTTGAGTATCTGGAGCATATGAGTTGACGAATACACGCATTGCACCGTTCAATGTACCAACAAACTTAGTGTTAGTTGGAGCTTCGAATGTGCCTTCAGTTGTACGTGCGAATGCTGAAGTAGTTGCTGACTGTAGAACAGTTAGTGATGCAGGTGATACAACTGCCCAGTTACCAGCACCGCGACGAGTGCGCTGTGCAATCAAGTTTGCCACGCGGTTGATTAGAACTGCTAGAGCAGCGTGTTCGTCACCAACGTATGTTGCTGTACCTGATACTGTTGCTTGGTTGTATGTGAACTCAGTTGAAGCAAGAGTTGCTAATGACAACAAGATTTCCTGATCGATTTCAGCAGTAATTTCTTGGGCAAGTGCTGCCATGATTTCTGCTTCAACGTCAATACCATGTTGTGATTGAGCATCTTGTGCTGCTTCAAATGTCCAACGTGCTTGCAACTTACGTGATTTGGCTTCAACAGCCTGACGTAGAATCTGCACGCTGATCTGCTTACCACCATTACCTTCTAGTGCAGCAGTGTCATTACCAGTATAGTAACTTGTGCTTGTTGCACTTGATGGGGCGCGTGAATATGCCTGAGCAATTTTGAATGGGCTCAATGCTTCTTCACCAGCAGTAACAGAAGTCTGTGCTGCTGAGTTGTCAGTCAATGACTGAGCATAACGCACACGTAATGTGTGGATTTGACCAACTGGACCAGTCATTGGCTGTACGCCGACTAGTTCGTTAGCGATAACAGTTGGCATTACACGACGAATTACTGGAAGAATAACGCGGTTTAAAGTTGCGATATTACCAGCAGTTGTTGTGCCTGCTGAACTTTCAGCAAGTAACTGTTTACGAGTATTCTCAAGTAGAACACCCATCGTTGAACGACGAGTTCCCTTCAAGCCTTCTAGTAGGGCCTCTTTTGTTTCGTCCCAACGGTTTTCTAAAAGTACCTTTGACATTTGTATTATCTCCTAATCTATGTCTTATTTTAGCCCTGCCAGACGCTTGAGGTCGATCACATTGTTTTTAACTTCTGGATCTTGCTCAACTTCTATTGTGGCAGTTTGTTTATCACCAGTCACTTCTTTAATAACACTTTCTGTTAGGGCAGTTTTAGCGCCTGCCTTTGCACTTCCTGTGTTAAGAACTGCTGGTAAATACTTATCGAAAGCGCCTTTCAATTTTGATGTTTGGACACTTTCAAGTAAAGCCTTCATTACTTCAGCCTTCTCTTTGTTTAATGGGGCAAGAAGTTCATCCATTGCCTTTTCACGCTGAGTTGATTCTTTAATAATGCGGACTTCACGATCCTTTGATTCTACTAGCTTGGTTGCTTCTGCAACTTTTGCTGTAGCTTCAGCCAATGCTTTCTCTTTGGCTTCAATTGTTGATATTAACTTGCGGGCTTCAGCCTTATCACTTAGATAAGTTACTGAATACTCACTAGCAAATGCTTCAAACAATTTACGTCCAAAATTGTTTTCACGGGCTGTTTTGATATCTTCTTTAAGTTGTGATAGTTCACCCTTTAAATGAGATGATACAGCGGCGCTGACTCTCTTTGAACTTTCAGCAATAAATTTTGCCTTAAGTGCTTCAAGTTTCTCACGACCTTCTGCGACCAATTTAACACGGCTTTCAACAACAGCCTTCTTGTCAGTTGCAAATTCTTTAATCTCTTTAGCAAGAGCATGAACTATAAACTTTTCAAGTTTCTGTTGATTTTCCGTTTGAATTTTACGGTCAGTGCGTAGTTCTTTAATTTCTTCGGCTAGTTTAGTAACCAAAAACTCATTGAACTTTGCTGCATTTTCTTGCATTTTGACCTTTGCCTGTACACGGTCTTGATTCATTGCCTTCTTTTCTTCATGAAATTCGTTAATTTCATTTGAAAGATTTTCTGAAATCATCTTGTCAAGGGCTTCTACCATAACGCTACGATCATGTTCGTAACGTTGTGCAAATTCCTCGCGGAGTTCTGCACGAACTTGATCTTTGGCTTCAGTTAACTTTGATTCCCAAACTTTTTGAATTTCGTTTGAGACATCTTCGTTAATTAAGCCACTTTCAAGTAATGGTTTGATAGCATCTAACATGCTCATATCCCCTATTATTTAATTTTCAATTCCTTGATGAGGCGTTTTACTTCCTCTCCCAAGTAATTTTGTACCTTTTTGTTGCCTCTTGCGTCCCTAGCAATTTCTAAAACTTTATGACCATGCTTCATATTCATGAGGCTTTCGTATATTGCTTTAGGATATGCATTAGGTGCGCTTGGTTGTGCAACGATATCAACTGTGATTATTTCAAAATCACTCACTTTGCCATCCATGTCGCTCACATTACCTGATCCGCGACTTGAAACGCCAAGTTTTACTCCACTCTCCAACATAGTCTTTACTAATTGACCCATTGGAGTTGGTAGAATTTTTAGTTTACCAAAACCGTTTGCACCATCCATCCACATACTTTGGATCATGTGACTTACACGGTCTAGGTTAATCTTTAAATCATCTGGGTGATCGACTTCACCCAGTACGCTGTAACCTTCTGAGATTTGCTTGTTTAACGTTTCTACAGCAGTCTCAATTTCAGAAACGGGATAAACACGCTCATTTGCGTTCTTTACCCCGCCCTGAATAAAGATGCCCTTCATATACAGGGTCTTAAGGTCGCCGTTCTGTTCTTGGACAGATTCGACGACCATGTTTGCTCTATCAAACGTAAGGTGTTCTCTTAGATACAAAGCCATTGTTCTCCAAGTTACCTTTTATTAGCCCTTAGCAACTGGGCTGTGCTTATCGGCTGCGCCGTCTTTAGTCACTGGTTTTGGTGCTGCCTTTAACTGCTGCCCCTTCTTTTGACCAGGAGTATTACCTACGTCACCGATTAGTGTTCCTTCTTTCTTGCTATACTCATTTGATGGACCCTTTGGACCAGTTGGGACAGTTTCGTTGTGTCCTGAAAACTTAACTGGTTTTACTCCGGCTGCTTCAACTTTTGGTTTAGTTAGAGCAGGGCTCTTTGTGTTTGAACCGTTATCACCGTGAGTTACAGATACTTTCTGAAGTTGTACTGCTTCCATTACTTCTTCATCCATATCTTCTTCTTTTGATTCCTCGACTGCTTCTTCATCGTCAGAGGCTTCCATCATTTCTTCTTCATCTGATTCATCATCGCCGGCGTCATCGCCGCTCATTAATGCTTCAAATTCTGCCATGAGATCGTCTAGCTTGTCTTTGATGTCGCCTAGATCAGCCTTCTCAACTGAACCTTCTTCATCATGACCTGCTTCCATGTCATGTGTAAGTTCATCGCCTGCTTCTTCGGCTTCGTCATCAAATTCAATATCGGCTTCATCTTCGGCTTCTGCGACGCCTGATTCTTCTGCGTCAATTTCAGCCATTAACTGGCCTACTTCGCCGACCATTTCTTCGCCTTCTTCGCCCACTTCAGCCATCATCTCTTCGTCCATAATTGACTCATAGATTTCACGACTCTTTTCAACAACTATTTCATGGAATAGTTCACGGGCTTTGTCTTCCTGCTCATTGATTATTAAATCAATAAGTTGTTCGTATTTCTTGTTTTCCATTTTAAAATCTCCTTGGTATAAATGGCTTTGTAGATTTATTTAGTGCGTAGTCTAAAAAATTAGTCAATAAGTGCTATTTTTTTGCGTTTTAGGGGATTTTAGGCTGAGGCTTCTTGGGGTTTATTGGCTGCACCGTATTTCTCACGGACTTTTTTAAGATGTTCTTTCTTTTCGTAGTTACGAACATCAAGCATTTTGCGTAGTTTTCTTAATTGTTTTAATGTAAGTTTGGTCTTTCTTGAGGTTTTCCATTCTGGTTTACTATTGTCTTGGTTAATATCCTGATAACCATTGTAGTATTCAGGTGGATTAAACATTTCTAAAAGTTTCATAATTATATATTTATCTTAAGCCGGCGGGCTTGCTGGAGTTGCTGGGGCTGCAGGAGCGGCTGGGGCTCCACCAGCAGGGGCTGCGCTAACCGGTCCTGCTACTTCCGCACCTTCTGCACCCTCTTCAGGTGGTGCTTCCATTTCTTCTCCGGTAGTTTCGTCTGCTTGAATATCAGCAGCACTTACACCAACGCTACGTAAATCATTGCCCTTAGGTTGTTCAAGGCTTTCTTTACCGTTTTCTTCACGCCATAATTTTTCGTTCTTGGTAATTTCTTCTTCTGTCAACCCTAAAAAGCGTTCCATTGCAAAACGCTTACTCATATATGGGAACGCTTCCATAGTTTGATATGTTCCAACTCTTGCAGTATCAATCTCACTTTGACGATAGGCGGCAAAGTTTTGTGGAGGATTAAATGAAAGTTGAAATAAACCGCTGTCTATATTAAATCCTCTCCAACGTAAGAATAGTTTAAATTCTTCATCAAGTTTGATTGACATGTAATTTTGTAAACGCTCGCAATATTGGTTAAAGCGATATTCTTGTATTAATGCTGTACCAACACGCCCGTCACTTAATGGTCTGTCGCTATCGTCTGGACCTGTTGGAAGATATGAACTTGGTACACGCAAGCCACGTGCTAATCTGTTATTGAAATAACGTAGGTCGTCAATCTCACCTAGATTCTGCCCACCTGGCATAACTTCTACTGATGATCCGCGACCGTCTGCGGTGACTGGGAAGAAGTAATCTTCATTCATTGACAGTGGATTATAGGTAGCATCTACGATTGATTGACCACCATATACTGATGGAATTCTACGTTGATGTATTTCGTTTTTAATGCGTTCAACGAATGCCATAGCCATATGACTTGGCATGTTACCAACGTCAATCTTAAAGAGTCTGCGTTCTGGTGCACGTTGTACACGATAGATGAGTACAGCATCTTCAAGCAGTTCTTTTTGTTTATAAACTTTAAAAATGTTTTCTAGTATTGACTGTCCAAAAGGCCAAAAGCGGTCAAGACCTTCGGTTAAACTTAAATGAACTATATGTTTCGCATCTACAGCCATTTCACTTTGACCAAGTGTAAAGCGGCTGCCAGATGTATTGTATGGCATAGCAGGGACAGTATATGGCGTATTCGTTCCTCCGCCTGTTCCCCCTAAACCCGTTGCTGGATTAGCAGCAAAATCTGTATTTGTTTTCTGTGCTACTGATAGATTTTGTAGATTAATATTAAGGTCTTTAATAACATATTGTTCGGGCAACTTGCCTTCGCTTTCATTGACGATGACTTTAATTACCTTTACCATATCGACCCAATATAACTTAAAGTTTTCTGGATCACGTACAAATACTTGATCTCCGTACTTAATAGTATTACGGAATATTTTAAATAATCTTTGATCAAATTGATTTAATTTACACCATTGCTGAAGTTGTTGTTTAATAATATTAACTTCATGGGGTGTAGGATCTTCGTTAAAATCAATACTAAACGGTGTACCATTTTGTTCGTTTTTCTGTGTACTGAATTCTGATATAATGTCTAAGCAAGCATTAATTTCAGCATCAACATCCATCATTTCATATTGATTATAACGTTCAATACGATTAGGATGTCCTGTGTAGACTTCTGGAAGCCTACTCATGTAGTTACGATAACTCCAATCGGCGTTCATGCCACCAGTTGGAGTATTGTTCATTCCTGGACCACCGTTCCAAGAACCAGCATTGCTGCTGCTTCCGCTAATTGGGCTGCTAAATCCAGATTTGTTTACGAATTTTTTAAGGTATGGCATTGGTTATATTTCTTAGTATTATTTATAATTAGGCTTGACTATACTTTAATAACTTACTTTGAGTTTGGTTACTTGTTGCTAGTTTTTCTATCATATTATCCAATTTACTTGAGAGCATATTCATAAATTCTTGATTCATACTCATCAATTCTTTACCCATATCATCTGAACCGCTGCTTGACATTTTTTGCTTACTGTCATTTTCCATCATTGATGCAGACTTTTTACCTAATTCTGCTAATATACTATTTGGATCAAGTGGGACAATCATTTCATTTCCGTGCAATGTGGCAGGATAACCAGTGCTTGGGCCGCTTGCCATACCGCCATCTTCAGCAGATACTTTACTATTTCGTACCATGTTGACAATAGTAGGGCCTCTGCTCTTAACTTGCTGATACCATTTACTTTGCTCTAGTCCGGCTGCTGCTCCTTCTGTATCACCTTCTCCTAATTTTTTAGAAGTGTTTTTAAACTTTTTAGGCCAACCAGGACCCATGTTAAATGTTAAATCAATTAGCGCGGCTTGTCCCATAGAATCAAATTTACTGAATCCTGGAACATTTGACTCTGCTTGTTTTTTGTGCTTGTCAAAGTCTTTATCAAACATAGCCATAACTTCGTCATGGCTAAACTTTCTTCTATAACTTGCAGGCAAACTTTTGCCGTCGCCAATTAAGTGTCCGACACCTACAGTCCACAATCCTATACTATCTTTATAAGGTTCATAGCGCACGCCTTCGTGCTTCATAATCATGTCTTTAGTATCTTTTTCAGAC